CTCAGATCAGCGGAGTCCAGAACAGCGTCAATGGCATTTCCAATCAGCTTTGCAATAGCTTTGCAGCAGTTGAAAACGGCGCTAACAACAGACAGATGGCTAATATGCAGCAGATGTTCGGTCTTCAGTCACAGTTCTCAGAGTGTTGCTGTGAGAATAGGCTTGCTACTGCTAATCTTGCTTCTACCATTGCTAACGATGGCGCAGCTACAAGACAGGCTCTCGCAAATGGATTCCAGAGCATCAAGGATCAGCTTTGCGATTATCGCAACGAGCAGAAGGATGATATTATCGCACAGCTTCGTTCTGAGCTTATGTACGCTCGTGGTCAGCAGTCTCAGGATGTTCAGACGGCTGCTATACAGGCTGGGCAGAGAGCGCTTGCAAACGAAGTTGAGCAGTATGTTCTTCCTACTCCTAGGCCTGCATATCTCGTTCAGAACCCTAATTGCTGCCAGAATTTTGGAAATTTTGGAACTTGCGGCAATTCATTCATGAACTAAGGAGGTGCCTCTATGCCGGTTTATGTAACAACATCGGATTCGAACGTTGCTTTAAACAGCACGATTCCGTTTGATAGTGTTTCTATCCCTTGCAACAGTGGTAATGTTACTCCGCTTGCTGTTGGGATTCTTAACCTCAGGGGCAGCTCTAACCTTCCTAATAGATTTGCTAGATACAAAGTCACCCTTAAAGCGAATGTGCAGATTCCCACCGGTGGAGCAGTTACTCCAATAGCGTTGGGAATTAGGGTTGACGGTGCAGTTATACCGGAAAGCGTAGCAATCATAACTCCGGCCGCAGCTGAACAGTACGAACATATAATGACAGATGCCATTATTACAGTTCCTTGTGGATGTTGTGTAACTGTGACCGCTGCGTATGTTGACGGTACTGAGGATGATCCCGCAACAACGCCTACACCCTTAATCGGTATAAGGCGTAATGCTAGCATAGAAGTCAACAGGCTGTCTTAAGGAGGTGAGAAGATATGGAACTTAACGAGATGTACAAAATTAAGGACATGCTCTGCAAAGAATTAACAGAGTATGCCAAGAAAGAGAAGCTCGATATGTCTTCTCTCGAAGCTATTGACAAGCTCTCAGAATCTCTTTGGAGAATGTGTAGATTAATTGATCGTGAGGAAGGAATGGGAGAGATGTATAGCAACGCCTCCAATTCTTATGGATATTCCTATGGCGGAAATTCTTATCATATGCCTCATGTTTCCTTTAATAGAGGTGCTAATGCTAGACGTGATAGCATGGGTAGATATTCCTCTAGACAGGGTGGATATTCTAACGATGATTTCCGAATGGATCTTCAGGAGCTTATACAGAATGCGCCTAACGAATATGTCCGCAGTAAAATGATGGACGCAATGGGTAACGTTTGATTAAGGGGGACCTAAATGAGTTTTATAGATAATCTAAAAAAGGGGTGGAATGCATTCCTGGGACGAGATCCGGCGATGTTCCAAGCTAATTTAGGTCCTTCATATTCCTATGACGGTTACAAACCGAACAGATGGAGATGGTCCCCTGGAAGCGAAAAAACCATTGTGACTGCTATATACAATCGAATTGCCATGGACGTAGCAGCGATTAATATTAAACACGTGCGTTTGGATGAAAATGGAAGGTTTTCTGAAGAAATTAATAGCGGTTTAAATAATTGCTTATCGTTAGAAGCTAATACTGACCAAACTGGTAGAGCTTTTATACAAGACGTAACTATGTCTATGATGGATGAGGGAGTCGTGGCTATAGTTCCAACGGACGCTTCGTCTGATATACGGAGTAGTGATTCTTGGGATATTTATTCGTTACGTTGCGGAAGAATCGTTAGTTGGTTTCCTCAGCATGTACGCTTGGAAGTATACAATGAACGATTGGGTAAACGTCAAGAAATAGTATTGCCAAAATCCTCTGTATGTATTGTGGAAAACCCGCTATTTGCTGTCATAAATGACCGGAATAGTGTGTGCCAAAGATTAATCCAGAAGTTAGCATTGTTGGATGTTGTCGATCAGGAGACATCTAGCGGCAAACTTAATATGATAATTCAGCTTCCATACATTATTAAAACCGAAGCTAGGCGCGAGCAGGCTAATAAAAGGCGACAAGATATAGCAGACCAGTTAGCAGAATCAAAATACGGAATAGCATATACCGACGGAACCGAACACATAACCCAATTAAATAGACCCCTCGAAAATACTTTGATGGACCAGATCAAATATTTAACTGACATGTTATATAGCCAGTTAGGTATTACTGAAGAGATCATGAACGGTACAGCAGATGAAAAAGTTATGCTTAATTATTACAATAGAACCATTGAACCTATTGTCGCATCTATAGCAGATGAAATGAAGCGTAAATTTCTGACCAAAACGGCACGAGCTCAGCATCAGTCTATTCAGTATTTTAGAGATCCGTTTAGGCTTGTTCCGGTTGCCGATTTAGCAGAGTTGGCTGATAAATTCACTAGAAACGAAATCATGACATCTAATGAATTTAGGCAGATAGTTGGTATGATGCCTTCTGATGATCCGCAGGCAGATGAATTAAGGAATAAGAACCTTAGCCAACCTACTGGGGAGGAAGCCCCTGAACCTAAACCAAATGAATTAAATAATAAAAAAGGAGATAAAAATCAAAATGGCACTTGAACAGTATGATTTCTCCGGATGGGCAACAAGAAATAATCTTAAATGCTCTGATGGAAGAACAATAAGAAAAGATGCGTTCAAGGATAATGATGGCAAAAAGGTGCCTCTTGTTTGGAATCACCAGCATGATGATCCATTTAACGTACTTGGCCATGCGCTCCTTGAAAACAGATCTGAAGGGGTTTATGCTTATTGCAGTCTTAACAATACTCCTGCTGCACAGAACGCTAGAGAGTATCTTAAGCACGGTGACATAGAAGCCCTTTCAATATATGCGAACCAGCTCAAGCAGGATCATGGCGATGTTCTGCATGGTCAGATACGAGAAGTTAGTATCGTTTTGGCTGGTGCAAATCCTGGCGCATATATTGACAATATTATGATGCACAGTGACGGGTCAGAGTCTGACACCGAGGCATATATTTATACTGGCGAATCAGTAACGGAATACATGGCTCATAGCGATGAGGATTCCGAACCCGAAGCTGAAAAAGAATCTAAAAAGGAAGAGGAGTCTACTATGAATGAAGATGCTTTAAAGCACAGCGAAGATGAAAAGAAAGAAAAGACTGTTGGTGATGTATATGACACATTCACTGACGAACAGAAGAAAGTTGTAAATGCACTGATTGGAGCTGCTCTTGCCTCTGGTAAAGAGGGCGAAAACGATGATAATAAGGAGGATGAAAAGGTGGCACACAACGTATTTGAAACCGATAACAAAGATGACAGAACGTATCTCACACACGCTGATCAGAAGCAGATTCTTGAGGATGCTAAGAGATTTGGATCCCTTAAAGAGTCTTTCCTTGCTCATGCAGATGCTATGGGCGCTGATGGAGACGTACTTATGCACAGCACAGACGTAGAGTATTCTCAGGATAGACAGGACTATTTCGTAAATGATCCTTCTTTCCTCTTCCCGGAAGCTAAGGCAGTATCTAACGTTCCTGCATTCATAAGCAGACGTACTGAGTGGGTTGCCGGCGTAATGAGCGGCGTTAAGCACACTCCTTTCAGCAGAATCAAGACAATGTTTGCTGATATAACTGAAGATGAAGCAAGGGCTAAGGGTTACATCAAGGGCAAGATGAAGAAGGAAGAGGTGTTCTCACTGCTTAAGAGAAGCACATCTCCTACAACCATCTACAAGAAGCAGAAGATGGACCGTGATGATGTTCTTGACATAACTGACTTTGATGTTGTATCCTGGATCAGGTCCGAGATGCGTGTAATGCTCGATGAGGAAATCGCAAGAGCAATTCTTATCGGTGATGGCAGACTTGCTTCGTCTGATGACAAGATCGATGAAAGCTGCGTTCGTCCTATCTGGAAGGATGTTGATCTCTTTACAATAAAGAAGGACATAACATTTGATTCCGGCGCTACTGACGATCAGAAGGCTAAGGCTGTTATAAGAGCTGCTGTTAAGGCTCGTAAGGATTATAGAGGATCTGGTAACCCGGTTCTTTACACAACTGAAGATTGGCTTACTGACATGCTTCTTATGGAGGATCAGATCGGTCATAGGCTGTATAAGGATGCATCAGAGGTTGCTTCTGCAATGCGTGTAAGCCGTATTGTAACTGTTCAGCTGTTCGAGAATCAGGTTCGTACAGATTCCGATGGTAACAGACATGAGCTTATCGGTATAATTGTAAACCTTAACGATTATCGTGTAGGTGCTGATAAGGGTGGCCAGATCAACATGTTCGACGGCTTCGACATCGACTACAACCAGCAGAAGTACCTGCTTGAGACCAGGATCTCCGGTGCTCTTGATAAGCCTTACTCGGCTATAGTTCTTGAGACACCTGTAGCCTAATAATTAAATAAGGAGGATTAAAGTCATGGAGAGAATCTATGGTGATGCTAATGACAAATTCGTATGTGAGTTGGATTTCTATGTAACAGCCGGTGTTTCTGGCAACGCTGGAAAGATTTATTCCAATTCTACTAAGACAACACTTGCTACTACCGAAGAACTTGAACACGCATTCAAGATCGGTGCACTTATGCTCGTTGCAGCCGATGGTGAGAAGTCCAGAGCTGTTGCGTTTAGCGTATCTAGCAAGGTTGCTACCGTTGTTGGTGTTATTGACGGTGCTGTTGCATCTTTCGATAACGAGGCAGCTGACTAATTTTCAAAATGGATTGAGGTGGCCCTATGAAATGGCATGGACAGATATTGTTTGTGGAGACTGAAAAAAGCGCAGATGATCGCTGGGTACCTACAAAAAAGTATAGGCCTTATTACGGGGAAGTTCTTCGTAATATTCGTAGATGGGATTCGTCACAGACTGTAAATGGTGATGTTAATATTAATAACCAGATTTCCATCGTGGCCGATCCATACATTTTAGGCCATCTCGCCTATATAAAAGCGATCCAATGGAATGATAAATTTTGGAAAGTTACATCAATAGAACAAAACTATCCGAGATTAACTCTGGACATAGGAGGATTGTACAATGAAGAATCGGCATGATTTAAGCACATTTCTCCATGAACTCGGAGCCGTTCCAGATGATCATATTTACTTTGAACCGCCTGAAAACACTAAAATTGAATACCCGGCATTAATTTATGAGCTGTCAAACATGCCCACTAAATTTGCCGACAATAATCCGTATAATGTTAAACATTCATATACGGTAACTTATATAACCAATAACCCGGATAGTGAATACATTGACATCTTAGCTAACTTAATGAAATTCGATCGAGTTTTTGTTAGCGATGACATGTATCATTATGTATATTCTATTTATTATTAAGGAGGAATAAACAATGGCAGTATTACAGTGGGATAAATCTGGCGAGAAATTGTACGAAACAGGTGTCGACCATGCGGTACTTTATCCGTACGTTAAGCCTGCAGCAGATGCACAGGACCCTAAGCCCTACAACAATGGTGTGGCATGGAATGGTATAACCGGTATAAGTGAGAGCCCTTCAGGAGCAGAGGCAACTCCTCTGTATGCAGACAACATCAAGTATCTCAACCTGATGTCTACAGAAGAGTTCGGAGCTACTATTACCGCTTATATGTATCCTGATGAGTTTATGGCTTGTGATGGATCCGCTCAGCTCTCCAACGATCTTGATGGCGTTTATATAGGTCAGCAGACCAGGCAGACTTTCGGTCTTTCTTATAGGACTGTTCTTGGTAACGATACCGAGAGCAATGGCTATGGCAGCAAGATTCACCTTATTTACGGTTGTCTTGCAGCTCCTTCTGAGAAAGGCTATACCACAATCAACGATTCACCCGAAGCTATTGAGTTTAGCTGGGAAATTTCGACAACACCCGTTGAGGTTGGTGCTGGTAAGAAGCCTACCGCAAGCGTTACAATTGATACAACGAAGCTTTCACAGAAACAGTCCGACAATCTTAAAGATGCTCTTTATGGTACCGCCAACTCAGCAGCATACCTGCCTCTTCCTAGCGAACTCGCAGGGGTTATAAACGCACAGTAACAAATTATGTAAGGAGGGGTCTTTTTAGGCCCCTCTTATTTAATCTGAAAGGAGAAATAAAATGTTAGTAAAAGAAATTAAATGCAAAGATTACAATGGAAATGAGAGAACTGAAATAGCTTACTTCAATTTATCGAAAGCTGAACTGATGGAAATGGAACTCAGCACTTCCGGTGGTTTCCAGCAGTATATGAATCGTATAATACATACTCAGGATAGCAAAGAACTTATCAAGACTTTCAAGGAGCTGATCCTTAAGTCTTATGGTATAAAATCTGATGATGGCAGAAGGTTCATCAAGTCAAAAGAGCTTAGCGACGAGTTTGCACAGACCGAAGCATACTCCGAGTTATTCATGGAACTGGCTACAAATGCTCAGTCGGCTGCGGAGTTTGCGAACGGGATCGTACCTCAGGATGTTGCCGAAGAGGCTTCTAAGTTGCAGGATCAGGCTGCTTTAGATGCATCTAAGGTTACGCCTATAAAGTAAAGGAGAATGAGAATGCTCACGTTGACGATACCACCTAGAGGAAAAGACACATTTTTTGATGATGCAAAACAGGAATTCATCGAAGTTGGCGAAGATTTTAGTGGAATGACAATTCAGCTTGAGCATTCTCTTATTTCAATTTCAAAATGGGAATCGAAGTGGCATAAACCATTTCTTACTAAAGACGGAAAAAACGAGACAAGAACTGAAGAAGAGAGTATAGATTACATTAAATGTATGACATTAACAAAGAATGTTCCTGATATTGCGTATAAATCTTTAACACAGCAAAATTTGAAGGAAATCTTTGATTACATAAATGATCCGATGACAGCTACGACAATTACCATAAATCAAAAGGGGCCTAAAAACAAAGAAATCATAACATCCGAATTAATTTATTATTGGATGGTTGCAAATCAAATACCTTTTGAATGTGAGAAGTGGCCTTTAAACAGACTTATGACTTTAATAGAGATTTGCGGTATTAAGAATTCGCCGCCTAAGAAAATGAGTCAGCGTGAATTGATGGCTAGAAATACTAAATTAAATGCTGCTAGACGTGCTAAATGCCATAGTAAGGGGTAATTCAAAATGGTTAAACCGATTACTGTTAAAGTCCACGGTGACTTTGGAAAAATTGATGGGTTTTTTGAGCGTTTAAAGGAATCCTTTGACGTTGGTAAATTGGACAAATACGGTAAGATGGGAGTCGATGCATTGGCAGAATATACCCCTAAAGACACTGGTAAGACTGCCGCATCGTGGGATTATAGAATAGTTCGTAAAGATGGTGAGACCTCTATACAATGGTTTAACACCAATCTAAACGATAATGTATGTGTTGCAGTAGTTATACAATACGGGCATGTCGCTAACGGCACTTATGTGAGAGGCGTCGATTATATTAATCCCGCAATGGCTCCAGTGTTTAACGAGATTGCAGAAGGTGTTTGGAAGGAGGTTAATAGATGAGCACAACAATAGATCAGAAAATTGTTGAGATGCGGTTTGATAACGCACAATTCGAACGAAATGTGCAGCAGTCTATTGACTCGACCGCCAAATTAAAAGAGAGCTTGGATTTCAATGGCGTTGGGGAATCCATGTCCGAAATAACCAAAAACGCTAAGAAAGTTGACTTGTCTGCTATATCGGAAGGACTCAACAAATTAGAGAGCCACTTCACAGCTACTGGTATTGCATTCATGACTGTTATGTCTAGAATGACTAACGCAGCAATAGATGCTGGTTTAAGTATCACGAAAGCTCTTACAATCACTCCGATGAAGACGGGTTTTGAAGAGTACGAGCTTAAGATGGGATCTGTTCAGACAATTATGTCTGCGACTGGAGAATCTATTGAAACTGTAAATGAAAAACTGGAAGAATTAAATAAATATTCAGACCAAACGATTTATTCATTCAGTGACATGACTAATAACATCGGTAAATTTACAAACGCTGGTGTTAAACTTGAGGATGCCGTAGCAGCTATTAAGGGTATCTCGAATGAAGCTGCTTTGTCTGGTGCAAACGCTGCAGAAGCATCTAGAGCGATGTACAACTTTGCTCAGGCATTATCATCTGGTTATGTAAAACTTATAGACTGGAAATCAATTGAAAACGCCAACATGGCAACCAAAGAGTTTAAACAGCAGTTAATAGATACCGCCGTTGAGCTTGGAACAGTTGTCAAAGTAGGTGAGAAGTACCAGACAACCACTAAAGATAATCAGGGTAAAGTATCGGATTTATTTGATGCTACTTCTAAATTTAATGATGCTCTTTCTAATCAGTGGATGACTACTGATGTATTGACTAAAACCCTTCATAAGTATGCCGATTCTACTACGGACATAGGTAAGAGGGCTTTTGCGGCTGCCCAGGATGTTAAGACCTTTTCCATGATGGTCGATACATTAAAGGAAGCGATGCAGTCGGGATGGGCTGTTACATCAGAACTCATATTTGGTGATCTTGAGCAAGCTAAAGTTCTTTGGACTAATATTGCTAATGTTTTAAGTGAAGTAATAGAAAAAGTCGATGATTTCCGCAATGGTATTCTTAAATCCGCAAACGAGGTTGTTTATGATGATGACTCGGTTATTATGCGGTATAAGAAACAATTAGAAGCGCTTGCAAAAGTTGTTACTAATAAACCGTTAAAGCTTGCTGATTGGAAAAGCATACAAAATGCAGGCATGGCGACTGAAAAATTCCGAAATGCATTGATGGAAGCCGCTTGGGAAGCTGGCACATTGAAAAAGAATGCTGACGGAATGTATGAAACCATTATCACTGACGGTAATGGAAAAGAAATTCATCAGGTTATTCAAAATGCCGACGATTTCGCTAAATCATTAGAATCTGGTTGGCTCAACATGGAGCACATTCAGAAAGTAATGAAAACGAATGCTTCTGGTATATTTGGAATGGAAGCATTCGGCGAAACAGTATTTGGTCTTAGAGATAATTTAATATCGGGATTTGCTAATATTGCTAGTGTAATAAGTACCTTTGTTGAAGTTATTGCGCAAGCATTCAATGATATTTTTGCCGGACCTAACGGTGACATAATAGAACATTTTAGTACTATAATACGAGATTTATCAAACAGATTTAGATTATTTACCGAAACACTTCTTGATAACAAAGAAGTTATGGGTAATATTTATTCTATATTTGTTGCCGTATTTACAGTACTAAAATTAGGAATTAATCTTATTACAGCCGCTTTTAAAATCGTTAAAGGTATATTTGACATAATAAAGCCTGGTGTAAAGATTATATTGGACATAGTATCTGTTACGGCTTTATTAGTAGCTGCATTGGCCAGTGCAATAATACAATCCGAGACGATACAAGATGTTGCTGGCTTTATAGCTGGTGTTTTAAGTCGTATTGGTAAACTAATAGGAGCAATTTACAATAGAATTAAAAATTCTAAAGTGTTTGTAAAAGCTCTTGGTGCAATTGCTAAATTAGTATCTTCTATAGCAAACGCATTATCTAAAATTAAATTTCCATCCTTTAAAGAAATTCTTAATTGGATGGATGAACTCATCGATAAAGTTTCTACTTTTAGTTTAGAAGATGCTTTCAATGATTGGTTTAGTTTTGATTTTAGTAATGGTTTTTCTTCATTTTTCGATAATATTAAAAAGGCATTTAGTAATTTCTTTTCCGGACTTCAAAATGGAGTTAAAAATGCTATTAGTAAAGTAGCAGGATTACTTACTAATACTGTTTTTCCGACATTTAAATCTGGAATAGTAAAATTCTTCAATGGAATAGACGAGTTCCTTAGTTTAATTCATTGGGAAAGGATTTTAAATGTTGCTAGAATAACATTTATAGCTACAGCTATTGCTAATATAGTTAGTGTGTTCTTAAGTTTAGTTAGAACTGTAAACACATTCACTGGTGCCATTAGAGCTTTGGTAAGTGCTGGTGTTGCATTAATCGAGGCTTATACATCGAAAATTAGATCTGAAGCATTTAGTGAAATGTTGAATAACGTTCAGAAACTTGCTAGAATAATTATTGAATTAGGCATACTGTCTGTTGTAATAGCCGCCCTTCCCGAGGAAACATATCGCCGAGCTGTGCTTATGCTTGAGCATTTAATAGTTCTGGTTAGTATATGTGTCGGAGCTGTAATGACTATATATTTCTTAATGAAGTCGATACAGACTTTTAGTGCAAGACAGCCAATAACTGATATAGCATCTGCAATAGCGGCTGTTGGTAAATCTTTTGCAACTGGTTTTACTAAAGCGGTGACAATTTGGGCTAAAAATAAATCGATACAAGGCGTTATAGAGTCTGTAGCAGTTACAATATTAGCGATAGCAGGTGCATTGGTTCTTTTAAATGATGCGTTTGCTAATATGGATCCTAATCAGATAAACGGTTTGACTGTATATTTGCAGGCTTTGATTCCTACTTTTACAATAGTAGCGGCGCTTATTGCCGAAGTTACTATAGCTGCTAAAGTTTTACAGACTAGAGATATGCGCGACTTACAAACTCTTTCTCTTTCTATGGTAGCCATAATTGGAGCTATGAGTTTGTTGGCCGTTTCTATGGGTTATTTAACTCTTAACGATGCGGATCGCATAAAAGCCGGCGCTGATGCAATGGGCTCTATAATGACTGGAGTTTTACTGTTTGCTGGTATTGTAGCGATAGTAGCTTCTAAAGTCGATGACGACGATTTCGCTAGGAAAATTACTTTGTTTGCAGGATTTGTAGTCGGTGTATCGTTGGCAATGGGCGTTTTAGCATCTGCTTTGTATGTATTGTCAAATCAGGATGTTAAGAGTCTTGAATCAGCTACAAATGCTTTAATATTAACCATGGGCGCATTAGTTGCTGGTATGGTTATACTATTAGCCGTATTCAATAAATTATTAGACGGTTTTGGTCGAGCTAATAATGTTATGGAACAGTTGGCTGATGTAGCGGCTATCGGTGGTCTTGGTGTTTTATTGCTTGGGTTTGCTGGAGCAATCTTAATTGTATCTGTAGCAATTAAAGAATTGTCAACCACAGTAGATTCTGGAAATTTATCGGCTGCTTTAGCGTTATTAACCAGTATATTTGCTGCTATATTAGCATTTGTAGCAGTAGTTGGTTTTATGATGCAAAAGTTTGACCTGAGCGATAATCTTATGAAGATGGCTATTGCAATTGGTGGCTTTACATTAGCTATAATGGCATTTTCAAGATTTGATGTTCCTAGTTTAGCTAAAGGTGTGCTGGCAATAACCGGGTTAATGCTTGGAGTTGCTACCGCAGTTAAAATTGCTGGCGGAAACGAATCGGTTAAAGGTATCAATAAATTCTCATTCGCAGTTACTGCTTTAGCGGCTGGAGTGTGGATATTATCTACTATACCATTTGCAAAAGCATTTGTTGCAATTATAGAGGCCTCTGCATTAATGTATGCATTCTCTAAAATTACACAGACTGGATCAGATATTAAAGTATTACCTCTTATAGCATTATTCGGTGGACTTACAGTACTTGTTGGAACTTTAGCATATTTAGGTCAGATTTCTTCAACCAAAGACGTCAAAATGGTTTACGGTTATGTAGGCGCTTTGATGCTGTTAATGACTTCTTTGAGCATGTTAACAAGGGCAATTGGTAAATCTGGTCTTGATATTAAGGGATTACTTGGCATGGGCGCTGTACTTGGCGGTTTTGCTGTACTGTTGGGAACTGTCGCCGGAGCTGCTGCATTAGCTAATAAATTCCCTGGCGGATTAAGCTCACTTATGCCTATAATTGCTATAACCATGTTTTTATCTACTTGGTTAATAGCGCTTGGTACTTTGATTTCTGTATTCTTTTCATATAATGTTAGTAGTATTAGTACTATGTTCAGCACCATTGGATTCATGTTAGGGTCTTTAGGAGTGCTTATAGTGGCTATTGCTGCCGCTGGTAAATTGGCAGAAGGTCATCTCGAAACAATATATGCTTTGATACCTGTTATGGTCGCTCTGGAGGCTTTATCGGTTGGTACAGCATATTTATTAGCTAGAAATAATTTTAATAACATTAATGATTTCAAATCTATGATGAAGTCATTAGCGTTTTTAATAACTTCATTAACTGGATTAATAGCAGTTGTTGCTGGTGTATCATATTTGATTGGCGATAACACCGCCATACTTAAAACTATGTGGCAAATCACAGGTATGATTTCTATATTTGGTTTTATGATGGGTTATGTTGTTAAATCCATATCAGATTTGGAAACTATCAACACTAAAACTTTGGCATTACTGGGAATTATATTGTTCCAGTTTATAGGTGCATTAGCGGCTATAGTGACTGCTACTAAATTTGCTCAGGATTACAAGATTGACCCTACTTTGATGGGTAAGTTGGTTCTTGGAGCTGTTGCTGCATTAGGTTCCATTATATTATTTGATAAACAATTAGCAGAAATAGATCCTCCCGATAAATCTCAAAGAAAAGCATTTTTAGAAGTGGCTATGACGATGGGCTTTGTAATGGCAACATTGGCTGGTGTATCGATCTTAGTTAGCAAATTTTCTGATCCTAAATCTTTTATATCAGTCGTGTTGTCTGCAATAGCATTATTTGGAGCCATAACATTATTCGTTACAGCTATTAAAAAGAATATTGTCGTTGGTGGCTTTATACACGATGTTCAGCGAGAAATTAAAATAATAGCTGGGCTTGCTTTG